AGGGGCGCAAGGTGTCATGCACAACGTACTCCTTTATCAGTTTCTTTGTGATATCGATGATCTCCGTTTCTGTGGGATTATCCATACCATCTACAATGTCGTTCAAAGCCTCATTGAAACGAGGTTCCACCATGTTTATTTCGTCATCATCAAACTCCTGTGCCAGAAGCCCGTGGACATTGCTTTTTATCCGGGTAAACATTCCAGACTTCGGATCTTCGGGATTGGTTTTCCATATCTCTTTTAGATTAGGCTCTGTGAGTTTCCCTCCGTACTCCATTGCAAACTCCGTATATGACTTGAACTTGCCGTCTTTGACCGCATCGGACGCTTCGAAATAAGTCACGTTGTAATTGGGGTCATCGGTATCTATCTTCAACGTCCTATCAAGTTTGCTGACATAGGTATAGAGCGAGTCCTTCACGGACGAGGGAATGTTGAGTTTATCAACGTAGGCAAGCCGTTCAGACGGACTCATGCCGTCAAGTTTTTTGGCGTGGGAGTCGAACAGTCCTACCTTCCATTCACGTTCAGCGGCATCCTTTTCGGAGAACCTTGTCTTGACATAGGAGACAAGTTTGTCCTCTTTCTCCCCTGAATAGTTCTTCCGTATCCAGGCTATTGCCTGTGATTCAGAAGAGAACTTTCTTACTATGCTGTCCGTCTGTTCCTGCGCCCATACGGTCATTTCAACGTTCTTTATGGACTTTTCTATCTCATCCCTCACGGAACCCCTTATCTCATCCTTGTGTCCCTCATACCACGCACGCGCACCCTTGCCGTCATCACTTGCAAGTATCTGCTGAATGACGTTCACATGAATTCCGGAAAGGTACTCTTCCTTCTTGAGCGTGATCGCTTCTTCGGGGAGTCCCAGGGTAGCGGCGGCGACGGTTATCTGCTCAAGTCCTTCCGACACGGAATTATTGAACGCGACCATGTCGGTATAGTTCGCAATGGCATCATTGGCGGACTGCGTTATGAGGGCGGCTGTTACTTCCCTTTCGTACACCCTCAACTGTTCCGCTTCATGCCGGGAGAGTTGATCCCGTGCGGTCTCAAGCCGCGTGAACGACATATCATGGAAATACTTCTTCTGCCGTTCTGACTTGAGTTCGCCGGATATAGTGTCGTACATCTCCCGCAGCGCTTCGTCACCGTCACGGTACAGGTCAACGGCGTTCTTTCCCCGCCTTGAAAAGAATCCGTTCTCCCCGTGAAGCGTTCCCCTCATCTGCTCAAGCAGCTTGGCGTAGGCTTCCTTAGCCGCCGTCTGGTCAACCTGCTCATAGAGTTTCAGGGCAGTATTGCCCAGTGAATCCCCAACAGACATGAGGCGGTTGCCTGCCTGCTCAACGGCACGACCGACACCCGACCCGAAAGCCTCAGCATCAACCCTGGGAGTTGGTAGCGGCCTTAACTGTTCCTGCGGTGTATATCTGGGCACCTGCGGCATCTACATCACACCCCGTATTTGTATGCGTACCACTTGTCGGCGACCATCCCGGCTCCGGTCAGCAAATTAGATCCCGCGCCGAAATATCCCGCCTGACGAGCGTTGGAGGCTCCCGCCTTTGAGATGCTTGCCTGCGACTGATACCCCCATGATTCCCTCCCGGCGTTCTCCCTGATAGTCCATGCGTCCATCTCGATTGACCTCTGAGTATCCGCTATAACGTCCATAGGGGAACCCGTTGAAAGATTTACGCCTGAAGCCCCTAAAACTGCACGCTGACGCCCCTTGATTCTCGCACCCTGCTCCCTCATCAGTCTTTCTTCCCGTGATGCTCTCCGTTGAGAATCAGCATCCTGCACTTCATATATCTTCGCCTGTGCCTCCATTGCCGCACCCTGTGCCTGACCTTGCTGATAGGCTCCGTAGGCGGACGTTACGGCACCAAGACCCGTCATCACAAGGGAGGCGGTCTGAAGGGAAGCGGCTGTCCCTGCGGCGGCTGCTCCTCCCCCTGGAGTGAGTGCGGCAAGTGCCGTGGTTATGAATTCACACATATCATTTATCGCCTCTCTTTCGTTCTATCCTGTGAAACGGCATCCCGAACGGTCCGAAAGGTTCAGGCTCGAATACCCTGAATCCCACCCATTTGGCCCACCTGAGCGATACCGTGTTGCGGGCGTCTATCCAGTTCACGAGGGTGGTATAAAGATCGTGCATGTTGTCTATCCAGTATTCCCTACCCTCTCGTAAAAACCTTCGCCATACCCTCTTGTCCCGTATCATGTCCGACGCGAGCATCCACGGCATCCCTACAGGAGAGAGGATGTTCAGACCGCCGACCCCGAACATCCCTATGCACCTGTCGTCAAGGAGTATCGACCAGGTGACGGTCGCCTTTTCGTAGGATCTAATCAGCGCGTCTTCCGGGGTCGCCTTAGACGAAGCCCACAACTCATCCACATCGGCCTGTCTCAACCCGATGGAAAGGAGTTCGTCTATATGTCTTCGCCTTGCCGTGACTACGCCGTCCATTATTTCCTTCCCGCGTCAAGTTGCGGAGTGATGGCAAGTATCTCCATAGGCAGAGGTTTTGACTGCTTGATGTATATGCGCCCGTTCTGCTCCCACCCCGTGTCCATCAGTATCCTTGCATCCCCCGTGTACAGGTCGTTTGCACAATCGGGAAGGGGTTTCAGCCTGTCCGCATTCGGCCCCACCTGGATACCCTGCGTTTCGTAAACCGATACCCACACGGTGTTCACAAGTTTCGGCCTCGTTATGATAGTGCCGTTGTTCGTCTGTACCTCTATCCCTAGTGTCTCCACAACACTGTCATAGGGTAAGCCAACCTGTACTACCGATGCTCCGGTGGTCAATGTTATCTGTCCTGATGCTACTGTCTTTGTTCCTATGTATTCCCCATCGGCAAGGACTGCCACAGTCTGACCCTCAAGGTGTGAAAGACCGGATATCGTGGTGGCCGCCGCCCCGTCATAGGTCAACCCGCTGTCAACAAAGAAAGCATCCTCAAGGTCATCCCCGAAGTCGCGGGTATGCAGGCGTTCTATGTACCTGACGGTTGCGCTGTTGACCGTCCTCTTGACAACTATCCATACCTCGTCCTCGTCTGTTCCGGGAATGACGCAGACACTTTCCACTTCCGCACCCGTCCCGGCAACGGTATGTTCCGTCCATGCGAATACCTCATGTTCCTGCAGGTATGTGAAGGAGAGCAGTTTGCCGTCATCCCTGACCATCCAGATGACAGACCACGGCTCCTGCTGATAGGCCATGTCGATGATCGTGTAGCCGTCGAAGTAATGCTGTGAGAGTATCGACCTGTTCAGGGATGTGAATACATCCTTCTCGTAGGTGTAGGCAAGTTCCCTGATGGTATTTCCCTTCCTTGCACAGAAGAGGATGGAGTTCCCTATCACTAGAGGCTGAACCTTGTTCGCACCCCTTCCCTCCTGGAACCGTGCCATGATGGACATAGGAGTAAGGACTTCATCGCTTCCGCCAGTAATGCGCCAGACACTTCCAGAGGTCATCACTATCAGGTTGTCCAGAGCGACGATGTGTTCAATAGCGTTCATCTTGGAGGAGTCGAGGGTGGCTGACACGGCATCGTCATCGACAAGGGGAAGGCTCGTGCTGAAGTCCACGTAGTCCTGTGTTTTAGATCCCCATATCGTTTGCGGTTCTTCGGGTGTTCCGGCAAACCACAGTCTGCCGTTACCAAATCCGCCCGTCTTAGGGTATCCTGGTGTCGTTCCCCATGCGCCGAGTGCCCAGTCGTTTGTTGGCACGCCAAATTGCGTCATTCTTTTGTAGACTTCAGCCCTCACAGACGTTGCTGATGAATATGTTGTTATTTTAAGATACGCATTGCGATTCTCGCGAATCTGACGAAGTGTGTACCTAGAATTACAGGTATCACCAGGAGCATAAAATCTTATCTGAGGAACTACATTATTATAATCCTCACTTCTCAATGTCTCGGTATATGTTACATTGGCCGTGCTATGAGGAATAGTAAACAAGGTATCCCAATTGGACCCACTATCTATACTGTACTGAACTTCCCATTCATTACTACTTGATTCGGCATATCTCCATGTAAGTTCAAATTCTCCATCTACACTATACGCAGATGATGTGTACGCAGAGTTTGCATCTATAGTTCCCCCTGCAATATTCGAACCAGGAGCCGTGTATCTTATCTTTATCCACCTGCCAACATCGTTAGCCGTGAAGAGGTTGTCACTAGACGTGACCGTGACCGTCTCCCCGTAAAGCCCCGTAGAACCATCATAACTTGTGACCGTCAGGGTGTGCGAGTCGTCATCGTTATTCTTCATGAAAGGCCCGTTCTCCCAGTCGAAGGTGTCAAGAGTCCATGTTGTATGAGCGGAACGGGTTATCGTTCTCGTGTCGTATGAGGGATGGAAGACATAGAGGGTGTCGGCAGACTGTTGGAACCGGAGGTCGAACAGGACGCTTTCAGGCCACGGGGTCGCGATCTCGTAATCGGCATCGGCTACCCACTTGTCCTCCCATGATTCACCCGTTCCAGGTTCGGTCGTCGCCCCCGAAGTGTGAGCGGAAATACACCTGTAGATCACATCGTCATTCTTCACGAAGTCCGCAACAACGTAGCCAGTCGCTGTCGCCCAGGCGGATGTAGTGGATGTGGTATGGACTACCTGCCCACCGTCTTTGAAGACCCTCATGTAGTAATCCCCGAACTCAAGGGTATATGCCTGTGTGGTCGAGAACTCAAAGGAAACTACCCTGACCGCTTTGGACGAGTCCTTGACCGTGCCGATGTACTCGAACCCCGGACGGTTGATAACGCCACCCTGTGGAAGGACGATGACATTGCTCCCCGTCCGAAGTCCAAGGTAATACTGGTTGAGGTCAGTCCTCTTGTGCAGTGCCGGAGCGAGTACCCCTGCGGCAAATGATGGCCTGATAGGGTAGAGGCTCATGGTATTACGAAGTCCTCCGGGAAGTCAGTGCGTCAGAGGTGAAGACGAACTGCCTGTACCCTTCCGCCCTGGACGCGACGATGGCATGGTTTATGGCGTGCTGATAGAGTTTGAACATGGTGTCCTTCGCGTCTTCCCTCTGCGTCAGCGGATAGGCGATGTCATAGGCAAGCCTCAAGGCGAAACAGGTTACAAATTCAGGAGGCCATATGCCTACGGTATCTACGACATAGGTGTACCTCGCTACCGCATCTTCCACATTGCACCAGATGAGAAGACCGTCCTGCGAGTCGTTGAGTCCCACTTCATACTTGATCTTCTGTCCCAGAGTCCCGGCTGTGTCGATTATCTCCCTGACCATTGCACAGTCATCGGGGTACGTGTATGCGTAGTCCCACATGTCGGACTCTTCGGTTTCATCCTCCGTCAGGTCAACCTCAAGGGACGCGAAACGCCAGTCCGCCGCCCGGAGTGTTTCACGCAGGGAGATAGGCCAGTAGAGGTTTATGAGTTCAGCCTCGGTTGACGTGTCCGTATCGAGATCCGTCAGGCTCATCCCCGCAAGGTGGCGGAGGGCGATATTGGCAATATTGGTTTTAGTAAGGGCTGAATACCCGGAACTGCTCATGATTGAAGCCCTCCTTCAAAAAAAGAAGGGGGCAAATGAACGCCCCCTGTGTTGTTATTCCCCTGCTCCGTAGTCCTCTGTAGCCAATACGGTGCTGACACTGTATGCCCTGCCGTCAAGGGTGGCGGCGCAGACATAGAACGCGGTCTTTGAAGTATCGGTTATCTCAAGGGTGTATATACCCGTGGCAAGAGGCTGTACCAGGAGTGCTTTCTTTGCAGTGAAAGTCGCAAGGTCTGCACCTGATTCGGCCTTTGCCTGTACCGTGCCGGATGCGGTAGTACCGGTCAGTCCCACCCCTGCATCACTGTCGGAGAGCCACACCATGAACGGACGTGCCCCGTCAACGGTTGCCCCTGCCGCGTCCTTCAGGGTAATGGCGACCTCGCAGACGTTCTCCGCCCCCGCAGTAGCCTCAAAGGTGAAGGATGCAACGATGTCGTCGAGTTCATTAAGTTCAGCGGCGGTCGCAGTGACCTCAGTGCCTGCATCAGCCCCAAGGTAAAGTGCCGCCGTGTGGAACTCGTCAAGTTCCTTGTTCTCGCCAAGCACAGCCGCCTTTGAAGCAACGGCAGTACCTGCCACCGCTGTATCGAGAAGGTTCAACTCTGCCGCCGTTGCGGTGACTGCCGTTCCTGCCCCCGAACCGAGTTTCAGCCCGGAGTCCGCTATGGAGATAGTGTCTATGTTCTTGTTGGCACCGACAATGACCGCCTTTGATGCAGTAACCGTCCCTGCCACTACATCGGTCAGGTACGCTACCTCATCGGCATCGACATCGGTCAACCTTTTAGCGAGAGCCGCTCCGAACTTGTTTGCCCTTCCTACAGCCATTTATTCATCCCCTTCCATGAGGGCAAGTATTTCCTTCTTCGTCATGCCCTCGTCCACTTCAAGTCCCTGCGCCTTCGCCATCGCAAGAAGATCGTCATGATTCATCCTCATGGATGCTTTGACCTCATGTTCAGGCTCTTCCTTAGGCACAGGTTCCGGTTCCTCTCCCGGCACAGGCACAAAATGAGGCGGGGGGGAAACCCCGTCTTCGAACCAACAGAGTTCCCCCTCGCGCCTTCTATGCTGTCCCGGAAACTGGCATTTCCGTGTGCATAGGTACTGCTTCATAACGCGTTACCCCTATGCGGTTACGTTGGCACTCTGTGCGTCGAGGGTGATGTAAGCGTCGAATATCCCCGCCGTTGCCGCTTCGGTGCCGATGGTGTACTCAAGGTTCAGGTAACGCAGTCCCGAAGGTACGCTGATGGGAACCTGGATCACGTCGGTTCCTGCACCAACATCACTGCCTACGGATATCTGCTGTGAGCTCCACAGGTTGACCGCCCCTGCGCTGAATGTCCCATCCGCATCTGCCTCAAGGTCGAAGTCAAGGGTTGCGGTATCGTTTTCCGAATCAAATGCAGTGGTGAATACGATGTTCAGGTAGACCACCCTGCCTGCAAGCCTCCCTGCCGCCTGAAGGTCGACGTAATTGGTGCAGTCGTGAGCAGCGGCAGTCCCGTTTGTCCCGCTCGAAAGATCAAGAGCATCCGCAAATTCCAGGTCGCTATCTACAAAAGCCATGTCTGGTCACTCTCCTTTTCAGTTTCTGTTAAGCCCACTAGGAAACCTGGGACTCGGTGCTGACTATCGAGTCACACTGTTTGACCGGGATGCCGCGGAAGAACGTGGTTGGCCTTCCGGCGTAGTCGTTGAGTGTGAGGTACACGTTGTGTTTGTCCTCGATCATGATGTCCAGCCACGTCTTGACAGTCCGGCTCACGTAGAACACGGGACGGCAGGCGTTCTGGTTCGGGAGAAGATTCTGCATCTGGATCATGTACTGGATTAAATTGATCGAAGAGTCGGAGGAAGCCCCATAGGTCGCGAGTGCGGAACCGTCGATGTTGGCGAGCCTGACGAGGTAGCGTGCGTCCTCAACGGCAAGGCCGGATTCCCACACGTAGTGAGTCCTATAGCCCTCGTACCAGCCGTTGGTCGCGTCTCCGAGAGTGACCTGCCCTTTGTCCTCCATCACGAGTCCTGCCTTGGAAGCCCGTGGGAATATGCCGTATATCGGCCCCCAACCGACAAGGAATATGGAGGTGCAGTCAGTCCCGTCGTCAGTCCCGCCCCCGTCGAGTACGTAGGTGCCGAGCGCGTTAGTCCTGACGGAAAGGCCGTTGAACTCCTCAGGTGCGGTCAGTGCGTTGCCGTAGAACAGAGTGTCAGCAAACTCCTGGGACATACCCTCAAGGTGCGCCTTGTCCTGTCCTGCCCTGAATGCGGCGGTATTGCCGTTCAGGTCTGCGATCTTCTTGTCCACCGAGCAGTAGGCTTCGAGCATCCCGCAGGTCTCGTCTATCTGCTTCGTGGTCGCCTTGGTGTCGGTGACACCATTGTTCAGCTTGCGCCATGTCGGGGTAGGAATACTTGCCCTCTGGATGATGCGGTGTCCGGTAGGAAGATTGCCTTCCTTCCAGGGGATGTCCTCGATTATCGGGTTGGTCTCGTTAAGTATCTCCGCGACAGGCCCGATATTGCCGGACGGGTCGAGCATCTTCGCTACATCGATAAGGTTCAGTTTGTTCCCTATTTCTGTTGCCATCTCAGATCACTCCTTTTCAGACATAAAAAAAGACCGCTCAATGGCGGCCCTCACTTGTTGCTATTTGTTTGACTCACTTCATCCGCTTATTTCGTCTGATACCTCTTCGCCAGTTTCTGCTCCGCCGTCAGGTTGGACTCGTCATCCGCCTTGCTCCCCCTGCCATCGACCCACTTGTCATCACCCATGCGAGTGCCCAGTTTCCACAGGTCGCGGATCAATTCAGGGTGTGAGGTGAAGCCCACGGAATCCAGAAGGGCAATGGTCTTGTCGGAGAAGACCTCGTTCATCGCCTTGCTCGCAAGGCCTGCGTTCTCCTTGAACGCCCTCCCCCCGTATTCAGCATCACTCTTTGCGTCGGACTTCCACTTCTCCACCTGGTCGGCGTATGCCTTCATCTCGCTCTTGCGGAGTTCGACATAGGCATCGGTCAGTTTCTGCGCCTTCTCGTTGCTCAGTCCCATCTCCTTGAAGAGCGGTGAGAACGATTCAAGTGCTGTCTCGTCCATCTCGATACCGTCAGGCAGTTTGATCTCGTACTTCTCCGGCACTTCGGACTCTTTCTTCTCCTCGTCCTCGTCCGGCTTCTCTTCGTCTGCCTTCTCGCCCTCTTCAGGCTCCTTCACTTCCGCTTCGGGTTCCTTGACCTCTGTCTCGTCAACGGAAGTTCCCCGCTCTTGCTCCTCATCCGGGGTAACGGTGTCATCCGTTCCCGAAGTCAGTATGTTGTCCTCAGGCATGATCTCTCTCCTTTTGTTCGGATTTGTGAAGCAATAAAAAAGGGCGGCCCTAGTGACCGCCCTGTCTCCCGGCATCCCACAGAACACCGGGGAGTATAGTTGCGACTGTTTTGCCAGGCGGGGACAGTCGCCACCCTTTATTCGACTGTTGTGCCGGCGGGGACAGTCGCCACCCCCTATTACATGACTAATGCCGCCCACCCGAGTGAACGGCATCGCTACTCCTTCTGCCCACTTAATTGGCAGATGAGCTACTTATTGGTGGGGGCCAGGGGGCCACATGGCGGCCATCCTAAATGGTCGCACTGTGCACGTCACAGACGCCGTGGCCTTGTTCCCTCGCTTCCCCCATTTGGTGGAGGCGGGGAGAATTGAACTCCCGTTAAGGTAACTCCGCTACGCAGCATTACCCTCTCACCTGTCGCCCCCATTCACTTACTGACGGTCTTCATCCACTTGGCACGCAGTTCATCATCTGACCCGCACCATTCACGCTGCCAAAAGGCAAAGTCATCAAATGATGTATACCCACAGCATTCCGAGTAGTCAGACACAATAGACCTGTAATGCCCGCCGTCCGGTATAGGCTCCGTACTCTCTTTGAGTTTCGCCCGAAGCCTCTTGTTCAACCCCCTGTCACGCCACCAGAATATCGGGTTCTTTTTGAAACTCCGAGACATAGAATCACCTCACCACATCGGCGTTACATACTTCCCCACGTACCACGGCTCTTCCTGCTTCGGTTGCCATCCATCGAACTGACAAGTATTGCTTGACGGTTGCAACTCTTCGGTATCTCCTAACTGTTTCATCAACTCAAGCCCCGCAACCACGGGGTCAATGCAGTCTGCTCACTTTCCCATATATTTACCTACCCTTTCTTCTCCCTGAATGAATAGATCCCGTCCTTCGCTTCTCTCTGCATGACGGGGAACATCTCAGGGCACGCTTCCATGAGATCCCGCATGATAGACAGTCCCACATTGCGGTGTCCCTCAAGGAAGTAACCCCTGCTGTTGCCCGTGAACGTAGACCTGAACACGCCCGTGAAGGCAAGAAGTCGCCAGATGTAACGGCGAAACCTCAGGTCGTGCATGAGGTCGTAGAACTCCGCCAGTTCCATCCGTCTTGCTTTCCCGTCCTTTTCCTGCTGTGCCTTCCCCTCTGGCTCTTCAGGCTCGAATATCCCTGCGCTCGGCGGGAGCATCACGCGCTACCCCTCTGACCCATCAACGCCCCTATCGCGTTGTTCTCTTTGTTCTCGATCGCCGACATGTCCTTGCCCACCTGTGCCGCCTGCTGTGCCTGCGCCATCATCATCTGCTGCTGCATTGCCCTTGCCTTCTCCGCCCGGATGAAGTCCCGTTTCTTCTCGTCCCTCAATATCTCCGGGTGAACGCCTATCATGTCCCCGTAGATGTGAACAGCCTTGTCGAAGTCGATGTTGTCTATTACGTCAGGGTCTTTACCCGCTTTCGCCTGGAATTCAGCGATTGACCCCACAAAGCCGGAGAACTGTTCAACCTTCTCCATCCCTGCCATCCTCTGCGCCTGTGCGAGGACGCTGATGTATTCCACCTTCAACTCTTCGCCCTCAAGTTCTGCCGGTGGCGGAGGTGCGATACCCGCGTCCATGATGTAACTGAATGCCGTGTCTATGAGCGGGTCAAGCAGGTCAGAATAGAGTTGTTCAAGGACAGGCCCTATCATGAGCATCTTTTCCTCGTGCCGTTCCACGACCTCACGGGCCGTTACATCCCTGCCCCGCATAGGCTCCTGTGCGAACATCAGGAAGAGGTCGTTGAAGAACGATTTGCCTATCCAGTACTGGAGATCGTCCGTCCAAGTCTTGATGCGCTCAGGGTGAAAGTCGATGGAGAACAGAGGCCCGAACTTGTCGCCTGACGGGTCTTGCACGTAGTTCACCCCGCCCGGCAACTGGTTGACCCCTATCGTCTCAAGTGAAGGCGGAGCGACAAGGGGCGGGTCTATGCTCATGTCAAATGCTTTGATGGTCTTTTTCTGAAACTGCTGATAAATCTGCACAATTCCAAGAGCCGTCTCTCCCGGACCCCATCCCCACGGTGCGCCCGGAACGACAGACCATCTGGGTGCGAGTACGGGGAATATTCCGTACCCTGACTCCCTCAGGAAGTTCTTATTCTCGTGCCCGGAGTCCTCGTAGTAGACGCTCCTGAATCCCTTCCCTGCGTTGAAGGGCTTGTCCTCTCTAGCCATCTCGTTGGGTTCCACGAAATGGTCTATCATGACAGGCGTATCCTCGTGATTCTTCGCCAGTTCCCTTAATCTCTCTGAGCAGTTCTTCTCACCGAACCATCGCACAACCGCATGAGCGGGAAGCCAGAACTTGCGCCCGAAGGAATCCACCTTGAGGTCATGTCCCACTCCGAGTACGTATTCCCCGATGGTCAGCGGTCTCAGGCGTATGACTGACTCGTAATCCTTCTCCGTAACGACCGCCGCCGTACCGTAAGGGAGTTCCTTGTAGACGTGATGCAGTCCCTGGTAGACGTTGCTCTGTGAGAATATAGAGTACATTAGATCCTCAATGACCTTGAGCCATGCCTTAGCCGCCTTTGAGCGACCACCTGCCGGGTGTTTTGTGGCAAGTTGGAACCACGGACGGGCAGGACTCGTCAACCCACCCTGCAACCCTGCCGCCATGACGTTGACGGCGTATGTAGGTGCAGGATGGTATATCTCAGCGACAGAGCGTTGTGCGTCAGACGGCTTAGCCCAATCGAACAGCCCGTTCCAAGGCAAAATAAATGCCGTGATGTCTTCCCACCACGGCTGCATTGGTTCTCTGAGTGATTCCAGTTCCTTCTGACGGCGCTTGACATGCTTCATCAACGCCTCATTTTCGTATTGAGCCATCCGCCGTCAACTCACTCTCCTAATAGTTTTTTCTTCGCCACGGGTGCGGCTCCGAGCAGACCTTGAGAACTGGTCGCCACGGTGTCCTCGCGTCCGTATGCCGCAGCGCGTCTCCTGCGCTCCGCCTCGATGCCACGGTTGACCTTGTCGCCCTCATCGTTCTTGACGGGAGGAGGTGTAATCTTCGGGACAGTGGGATTAAATATGCACATGCTATTACCTCGCTTTCAGGGGATCGTATTTATCGGCGTTACTGAAACGGTTCTTAGCCGTATTCGACCTGTCTGTCACTTTCAGCTTTGGTCTCACGGGAGCCGCGAAGGTCAGGACTAACGCATCCGCAATGTCAGGCGACCTGCCCCCGCGTTTCTTGATATCGTCCTTCGCCTCAAGCACCATCCTGTCCGATGAGTCCATTTTGTATGTCGGTGATACGAGGTCGGTCTTGAGGTCAGGCATGTTCGGCAATGCGCCCCCTGCCTCTATCCACTCCCGGCACTTGTCCCACATCTCGGAGCGTTTATTGGCGTACCTCACGGGATCGGCAGCCTTGCCCCCAAAGTTGACCTCTATCGCCGGATAACCTAGCTGTCTAAGCCTGTCTATAACTCCCTCGCCGCGTCCAGCGTCTATAAAGAGCGCGTCTGGTTGATGATGGTCATATTGAGCCGCTATCCTCTGAGCGAGCGTCATGTTGTCCACGTCGGTGAAGACTATCGGTTCGTGACACCACAGCCCCTGCCTCAGGACTATGACAGAGCGGTCATCCCCGAAGCGAGCAACGTCAACTCCCAGTATCTTCGGCGCTCCCCTGACATCCGCAGGAGTGATGGTCTTCTTGCACGCCGCACTAACGAGGTCTATTGTGATGAGCGTGTCATCGCTTGATGCTGAGAAGTCGCACAAAAACTCCTGCCTGTAGGCCGCATCGCTCATGGTCGCCTTCGCCATCTCGAGTTCTTTTTCCGAGATTATGCCCGTCTCATCCACCCTGTATATCGCCGCATACCAGTCATCCAGGGTCTGTGCGTATTCGTACAATTCGTAAAACAGATTCATGCCCTTCGGAGTGCCGATGAATACTGCCCACCCCTGACGGTCAACCAGTGTAGGCCGGACTATCTCTCCCCACACTTCAGGCTTCATCTGCGCTACCTCGTCCATAACAACGCCGTCAAGGTACATACCCCTGATAGCATCGGGATTATCTGCGCCCAAAAGCATCATCCTGGAATCATTAGGCAGGGAGATCGTCAGTTCAGATTCCGATATTTTCACGTCCGGGACCGGCTGAACGAACCGCTTGAAATAGTCCCAGGTATTCCTCTTCGCCTGCTTCAGCTGCGGAGCCATGTATGCATACCGTGCATTCGGAACTGTGACCGTCAATGCCTTTTTGATCATGTGATTGACCGCGCAGACAGTTTTGCCAAGCCGCCTGTGAGCCACAATGACCGAGAATCTATGGGAGTCCATCTGGGAGTGAATGACATTCTGCGGATACCTGGGATGATATGGAATGACTATCTCATTCATCTATTGCCTCGTCAGCGGTCTGCCACCTGATTAACAAGGGGCCGCCGTTTTTGCCTGTGTGCTCAAGGTACTTCTCGTCCCTCCAACCGTAATTGTTTTTGAGATTGAAAATGATTCCAGGAGTGAAGGTTGATTTATCGTTCAAGTGTTCCTCAAGCCACCGGAGCACTTTTGCTTTCGCTGTTTTTATAGTGTCGGAAAACTCTTCTTCCGAAGCATAGTTAATCAACTGTTCCCGATCTAAACCACACGCCATTGCAAGCCCCGTGACCGTGTAAGGCTTATCCTTTTCCTCGCACTCGGCAAAATAGGCATCAATTTTGACCTGCAATTCCTCGGCAGTTTTATATTTTCTAGGTCTGCCTGTTTTTGCCATGATCTCACCTCCGTTTTAGACTTTATTTGCACCGATAGAGCCGTTTATTGATATTGCTTTTTGCCAGTTTTCGACAGTGCTTTGAAAATCGCTCTGGGAGTTTATGCAGGGATATCTGAAACAATCCCAGAAGGGATTCTCACCTTTCACTTTCTTGTCCTCTTCGGGATCGTCAAGATATCGCATTTTCAACACCTCCCTGTTTTTGGACAACAAAAAAGGCCGAGCCCTTTTCGGACTCGACCAGAAAAACACATCTCTCTCCAATACTTTTATACCACGGATTTAGGTCTCAAAAATGCCAAGATAATGCCAGGATTCATCCCTGATTCTAAACATAAAGATGGGACTATAGACCTATATACATTTGTACATCTATCAACGACAATATACTCAGCAAGATCAAACACAAGGAGGGGTCGGAGATGGAGGTAAAGCATAATAGTTTTTGCGTTGACGGAGGGCGTTTTATAGACATGCCCTTCAACGCCTGTTTCAC